TACCTCATTTGTTCTGGTCTTTCCGCCGATTCCGGAGGATGACAGATATTATCTTCTGCCGTATTTCTGGCTTCCGGAAGAAACGCTCGACCTGCGTGTCAGAAGAGACCATGTGCCGTATGAACTTTGGCGGAGACAAGGCTTTCTGAATATCACAGAGGGGAATGTCGTTCACTATGCCTTTATCGAAAATTTCATTGATAATCTTGGACGCAGATTCCATATCCGTGAAATCGCATTTGACCGCTGGGGTGCTGTCCAGATGTCGCAGAACCTGACAGACCTCGGCTTTACAATGGTTCAGTTCGGACAGGGCTATAAGGACCTCAGCCCGCCGAGCAAGGAGCTGATGAAGCTCACGCTTGAACAGAAAATTGCTCACAACGGGCATCCGGTTCTCCGCTGGAACATGGATAATATTTTTGTGCGGACTGACCCTGCCGGAAACATCAAGCCCGATAAGGAAAAATCCACTGAAAAAATTGACGGTGCTGTTGCCACGATTATGGCTCTCGACCGTGCAATCCGGTGCGGTTCGCAGTCCGATGAAAGTGTATATGATACGAGAGATTTAATTCTGCTGTAAGGAGTTGTGATTCATGACAGAGAAATTATTAGGCAAAATCACCCGTGCGGAATTTGGCACGGTGAAAGAATATCCGTTTCTGATTGGTCTGCAACTGAGTTTTTCCATGAACGGTTCAGGCGTTTCGGACGGTGGAAAATACACGCTGAATATTGATAAGGAGTGCAAAGTCTGGGAAGAAAATCAGCGGAGTCAGGCGGTAACTGAAAAAATTGAAAATGTGTACCAGTTGCTGAATGATGCCAGAGTCAACTACGTTTCTCAGCTTGTCGGAAAGCCTGTCGAGGTCACCATAGAGGATAATTCTTTCATAGATTTCAGAATTTTGACGGAGGTGCTGTGAGATGAAAATTGCAGTCACAGGCGGCTCAATGTCCGTGGAAGAACAAAGGGCATACATCAGCCATTTGAAAAAACAGCATCCTGATAAAATCATCACGGAGCTGGAAATCAGAATTGACGGCGAATTTGTGGATTTAAAATACAGCTACGATATTGTTCCGTTTCAGAGAATCCGCAGAATTACGGGCTATCTGGTCGGCACTCTTGACCGTTTCAATGATGCCAAGTTTGCCGAAGTCGGTGACCGTGTCAAGCATGGGTGAGGTGTATTTTTATGAATAAATTCAGTCCGGAAATTATCGGCAAGGCTCTCGAAATCACGGTGAAAGAGCAGATAACCGAAAATGTCCTTGTTTCTTATAATTCCATCACCAACAACTACAGAATCCAGATTTGGAAAGACGGTGTGTCGGCAGGTGCGGTGATTCACGGTATCAAGAAATGGAATCAAATGATAAAATTATTTGAAGATTACTGCACCGACCTGAAAAAAGCCGCCAACGCCCTGGATTCCTCAGCTCATGTCACGCTGATGATTCTGAACGACCTGAATCAGTTTCAGGCACTCGCAACCATCACAGATGGTGCAACGCTGTACAATTTCATGGAGGAGAAAGCCAATGCAAAATGAAAATCTTTGTGTCTGCTGTGGTGACAGTATTCCGGAAGGGATACAGGTCTGCAACAAATGCCAATCAAAATATGAAATCGGATGGGGTGACAGCATCATGCAGAAAGTCTATGAAAAAGGCTTCCGTGATGGTCAGCAGGATATTCTGGTTTCAGATAATGCCTATAATGTGACCGTGAAAGTCAGCCGTTCTGAACTGAGGGAGCTTTTTAGTGAAGTGTTCCATGAAATGATAGGCGATTTTATTTTTCCGCTGAACGAAAAGCTGAAAATCGTATGCGGTCACTGCATCATGGATTTGGTGGATTCTCCGGTTTCTCCGCAATGCCGATGCCGGACAGCAGAAAAGAACTGTGAAAACTGCATCTCCGCATGGCTCAGTGAGCTTTCTGCTGATGAGGCATAATATCCACAAATAACAGACTGATTTTTAGCAATAGTTCTGCTTGACTTATTCCGGCAGGTGTGGTAATATGGTGCATACCGGAACAACCGGAAAATCAAACTAAATGGAGGAAAACTGCCATGAAAAAAGAAACAATTGAATACTTCGAGAAGATGCGTGAGGTGGTCGTCAGACACGATGACAACGGCACAGAGCAGCCTTACAGCATGGGTACACTGAATGCCTACCGCTGCTACGAGGACAGCGACATCAACCACAGTACAGTGAATGGAGAATTCGTTCTGGAATGCGAAGCCGCACCAAAGACAGAATTCGCTGAGGACTTCTTGAAAACGCTCCGTGAGGCTGGTGCAGAAGAAGTTATTTTCACCAACGACAGCGGACTGATTGATTTTCTGCACAGAATGAATGCACTCGGCTGTACGATTGACCAGACCTGTACTGTCCAGAAGAAAATTTTCAATATCGATGAGAAAACTGATTACGGTATCCGCCTGAAAATATAATCCGCTTTTTCCTATGATTCTTCCGATAAAGAAACGGCAGTCCTGCGGGACTGTCGTTTCTGGTGTATATTACACAACGGTCAGCCTTGATTTGCCTTGATTTTTCTGTGCTTTTAGCCGCTTGATAAATGTAGTTTTTTATGGTAATATGTGTACAACGGAAGGGCAGAAAGCCCGCCGAATACAAACTAAACGGAGGAAAACAACATGAACTTTTTTGAAAAAATGACCGCAGACTGCAAGGCTTGGGAAGCCGCAAAGAAAGCCGGAAACAAGACTGAATTTCCCTACAGCAGCGGCGAATTGAAAGCCTACTGGGTATTCAGAAATCACACCGAAAACCTGAACGGTGAGTTCGAGATGAACGATTTCTGCTTTGACAGCGAATGCCACGATTTTATCGAAACACTCCGCAAGCTGGGCATCACCGAGTTCACGGTTACAAATTCCAGCACTGCCCTGATGAGCGATTTGCACGGCTACGCTTCCGAAGGCTGCACCATGCAGGGACTGCACGAAATCACCAAAAAGGATGAAAACGAAACGGTGCAGGGCATTCTTTTCAAGACAAACTAAAAACGGCACAGCCCCTTTCCGGAGGGGCTGTTTTCCGCCATATTCGCCTGTGTGGGCTTTTCCGGCTTGGTGCGGATAACCTGCACCTGCCGGAAACTGCCCCGGAGAACGGCTGTCCGAGCCTTTGTGCGGAAAGTGTATACTACACAACAGAAAGTCGTCATTTCCCTCGATATTCTGTGCTTTTAGCCGCTTGCTATTCTCCTGAAATTATGCTAATATAGCATACAGCGGAAGGCGGAAAGCCTGCCGAAATAAAATCTGAAGGAGCATTTTTATGAGGACAGTGAAACTTTACAGCAACCCTGCGGTAATTCTTGCTGGTGAGCGTGAGATGTATACACGCAGTGCGGACGATTATGAAGAAATTCTCCGTTCTGCAATCGAAGGGGAAACCATCGACCTGAATGAATTTGCTGATGACCTGAACGCTGAACCGTTCTACGGAAAGATTCAGGAAATCAAAATGACCGTGGAACGATACCAGAAGCACGTTTATGCCGCAGCAGTCTGCACAGTATCGGACGACTGGAATGATGCCGACGATACACCAATGCTGAAATGGTTCATGAATATTGAATATCAGTACGGGTGGGGAAGTCAGTTTGACGGAAAGACACTTCATACTTTCAAGCGACAGGAAACTTTTGAGATGACTGCTCCCAACGGGGAACGGTTCATGCACACCTGTGCCATGGAGTATGAAATTCACCTGATGTTCTGGCACACTATGCTGAAATTCCAGACCGAAGAAGAATTAAAAAATAACTGACAATTGACAAATTCAGCTCTTCCGCAAGGGGGAGCTGTTCTCGTATATACATTTATAATGGAGGTGATTTTGATGGGACTTTTTTCAGGATTATTCAAATCCCGTGACAAACCAAAGAACAGCTATGACAGCCCGTCCTACACTTATTTCTTCGGACGGACTCATGCAGGAAAGCGAGTCAATGACCGCACGGCATTACAGCAGATTGCCGTGTATGCGTGTGTGCGGGTTTTATCAGAGGCGATTGCACAACTGCCGCTGCATTTATACAAATACACCGATAAGGGAAAAGAGCGAGTGCCGGAGCATCCGCTTTATTTTTTGCTTCATGACCAGCCGAATCCGGAAATGACCTCATTTGTTTTTCGTGAAACGCTGATGAGTCACCTGCTCATTTACGGGAATGCATTTGCACAGATTATCCGCAACGGCAGAGGTGAAGTTCTCGGACTGTATCCGCTGATGCCCGATAAAATCCGTGTTGACCGTGACGAACAGAACAGACTCATCTACAAATACAGCCGTTACGATGAAGCAAATCCAAATCTGAAAGAGCAGGGAGAAATTATTTTTCCGGCAGAACAGGTTCTGCATATTCCGGGGCTTGGATTTGACGGACTGGTCGGCTATTCTCCGATTGCGATGGCGAAAAACGCTATCGGCTTGGCTGTTGCCTGTGATGAATACGGTGCGACATTTTTTGCGAATGGTGCATCGCCTTCCGCAGTGCTGGAACATCCAGGCGTGATTAAAAATCCGGAGCGTGTCCGTGATGCTTGGAGGAAAGCCTACGGTTCAGGAAATTCCCATAAAGTGGCAGTTTTAGAAGAGGGTATGAAATATACTCCTATCAGCATTCCCAATAATGAAGCCCAATTCCTCGAAACCAGAAAGTTTCAGATCGAGGAAATCGCAAGGCTGTACAGAGTGCCACTTCACATGATTGGCGATTTGGAACACGCCACGTTCAGCAACGTAGAACATTTATCGCTTGATTTTGTCAAATACACGCTCGATCCGTGGATTGTCCGCTGGGAACAGGGAATGCAGAAAGCCCTTCTTTCTGATTCTGAAAAAGGACAATATTTCATTCAGTTCAATGTTGACGGTCTGCTCCGTGGCGACTACGCAAGCAGGATGCAGGGCTACAGCACTGGAATTCAGAACGGTTTTCTCTGTCCGAATGATGTGAGGGAACTTGAAAATATGAACCTGATTCCGGAAGAAGAGGGCGGTTTCACCTACATGGTGAACGGCTCAATGACACCTCTCAGCATGGCAGGGGCGGCATATTCCGACAAGAATGGAGGTGAAGGCGATGAAACATCAAATCAGTGACTTGTATCAGATGCAGTCACTTCCGCTGGACATTAAAATTATCATGACACAGCGGCGACTGCTTGATTGGTATAATCATTATGACGGACTCACATATCTGGGCTACTCTGGCGGAAAAGATTCAACTTGTTTGATGCACATCATCCGCAGTATTCCTTATCTTTCTGATATTCCGGCTGTGTATGTGGATACTGGTCTGGAGTATCCCGAAATCAGAGATTTTGTCCGGAGTTTCGGCAATGTCACGATTCTCCGTCCGAAGATGAACTTCCGGCAGGTCATCGAAAAATACGGCTATCCAGTTGTTTCCAAGGAAGTCAGCAGGCGTGTGCAGTACGCAAAAAAAGCCGTTGTCGAAGGACGTGAAGCCACTCACGGCGACTATCTGAAGCTCTGCGGACTGGCAGTTGACAAGAACGGCAACAAAAGTCAGTTCAACTGCGAAAAATGGAAGTTTCTGCTTGACGCTCCGTTCAATTGCAGTTCGGAGTGCTGTACAGTGATGAAGAAAAATCCGCTAAAAATCTACGAAAAAGAAACTGGCAGAGTTCCCATTGTAGCAACGATGGCAAGCGAATCACGTCTGCGAAAAGAACACTGGCTGATTCACGGCTGTAATGCTTTTGATGCCAAAAGACCAATGTCACAGCCCATGTCTTTCTGGACGGAGCAGGATGTTCTCGAATATCTGGTGAAATACCAAGTGCCGTATGCGTCCGTATACGGCGATATTTTGCAGGACGAGAGTGGAAAATACTACACCACAGGCGCACAGCGGACGGGCTGTATGTTCTGTATGTTTGGCTGTCACCTCGAAAAACAGCCTAACAGATTTCAGAAATTAGCAGAAACACATCCGAAAATTTATGATTACTGTATTCACGGCGGTGCGGAAGTGGACGGTATCTGGCAGCCTGATAAAAACGGCTTAGGCTTGGGAAAAGTCCTCGACTACATCGGCGTGAATTACGAAAAGGAGGCTGATTCAGAATGAGCAAAAAATTCTGGAACTGGGTAAAAAACGAAGAAACCAACGAAACAGAACTGATTTTTAACGGTCCTATCTCTCAGGATACATGGTACGGAGACGAAATCACTCCGGCAATTTTCCGTGATGAACTGGCTAAAATCAGCGGAAATCTGACTGTCTGGTTGAATAGTCCGGGCGGTGATGTTTTTGCAGCATCACAGATTTATACTATGCTCCGCAATCACAAAGGCAAGGTTACCGTCAAAATTGATGGTATTGCTGCGAGTGCCGCTTCTGTGGTAGCAATGGCAGGAGATGAAACTTTAATCTCTCCGACCGGCTACCTGATGATTCATAATCCCGCCACAATTGCAATGGGAAACAGGGCAGACATGGAAAAAGCAATTGACCTTCTCGATGAAATCAAGGAAGGGATTATCAACGCATATGAAGAAAAATCCAGTCTGAGCCGTGCCAAAATCGCACACATGATGGATGAAGAAACATGGCTCAATGCCAAGAAAGCCCTGAACCTCGGCTTTGTGGACGGGATTCTGTTTGCGAAGAATGAACCGCAGAAAAAGCCTGAATCTGAACCGGAGGAAGAACCTGAACAGGACACTCCGGAGGAAGATACACCCGAAGAAGAGGAAGAAGATGACAAACCGAAAGAAAAAAATCTGACCGCTATGTCCTATTCTTCTGCAAAAACGATGGACAGTCTCATGCAGAAGCTGTCCGCACTGTACAAGCCCGTCAAGGGTACACCCATCGACCAGCTTGAAAAAAGACTGGCACTTCTCAAACGATAAAAGGAGGAATTTATCATGACAATTCAGGAACTTATGGAAAAAAGAGCGAAGCTTTGGGACGAGGCAAAAAATTTCCTTGACACCAAACGCAGTGATGACAGCGGTACTCTTTCTGAAGATGACGAAAAGACCTATGCTGCAATGGAAAATCGTATTACTGCTCTCGACAGAGAAATTGACCGTCTGACACGTCTCGAAGGACTCAAACAGAAAATGAATGCCGCCACTACTCAGCCCGTTGTGACAATGCCCGGCACTCATGTGACTGCTCCCGAAAAAG